GTTAGCGTATATCGAAGTTACATTTACTAAATTTGGATTTGCCATAATATTGTCCTAATTTTATCCGAAAACCAAAGCCATTGCTATAGCTTTACCTGTTGTTGCCGCACCTGATCCACCTATATTAAGTGAAGATGCAACATTTAAATCTGTTAAAGCGTCTATCATAGCTCCGCCTGAACCCGCTCCGTCAGAATAAACTACAGAGGTCATTCCAGTTGGAATGGTAACTGTAGCTCCTGAACCTTGTTTTATAATAATACTTTGAGATCCGCTGGTAGCGTTTTCTATAATCCATACTTTTGAAACTGTATTAGGTCCAATCGTAATAGTACAAGTTGAATCTAAAGTTCCAGTATATTTTAAAAACATAGCTCGGCCAGCATCTGCTGAACCGTCTGCTATTGTTGTTGCATGAGTGTCTGCGTTAGTTGTTATGGCTTCTGTTCCATAACCAAAAGCATCACTAATTAATTCTAAATTAGTATTCGTAGAATCACCCCAAGTTCCGCTTTCGTCACCTGTTGCAATTTCTTTTAATCTTAAATCGTTTGTATAAGCTGCCATAATAAGTCCCTATAGTTTATATATAATAAATTAAAAATGCTACCATTAATACACTAAGCAGCAACATCTTTCCAGTTTGGTGTTTGTGATTCATCAATAAGCGTCCATATGTTAATGCTGCTGGTTTCTCCAGTAGCTGATAATCCAGTAACTGTAAGATTACAAGATCCTGAAATAGAAACAGAAGAAAGTGAAGCTGTGGCCTGCACTGAAGGTATGCCAAATCTATTAACGCTTTTGGTTGTCATGCTTCCCAAGCTAGAAGTCATAGCAAAACCTGTTAATGTAATCGTGGATCCTCCGCTAGCAACAACAGATACGCTTCCTAAAGTAGATGTAAGCCCTGGTAAAGCTGCTACTGCTGACCCTTGAGCAGCAACAGTTCCAAGAGCGGACGTTCCAACTTGACTAGCTGGTGTTATGTTTGCTGTACCAGTAATTGATGAAAGAGTTCCCAATGCTGATGTTATAGCAAATCCAGTTACACTAATATCTACCGTTGTAAATGCTGTGGTTGTCCCCAAAGCAGAGGTCATCGCAAAACCAGAAATCGTTACAGTTCTAGTTTGAGATACTGGCATGCCAAATGGACCAGATCCCCAAGTAGATCTACCCCAGCCATTACCTATAGTATCAACGGTAGGAGTTCCTACAGATGAAACCAAACTTGGAAGAGTTAAATTTGCTTCGGCATCAAAAGTTACAGAGCCTACTTGTCCTGTTGCAGACTGGCCTGTAACGGTTGTGCTAAATATTATTCTTATATTAGGAGTGCCAACAGATCCTGTAGATCCTCCTAGAGTAACGGGAACATTATTTTCGCTAACAGTTGTTGCTGTTCCTAGCGCGGATGTGGCTGATAATCCTGAAAGTACAACTGGTGAAGCTTGACCCCAAGAATTGGAACCCCAGGTACTCCTGCCCCAGCCAGTTATATTAGCCATTTAAGGCTAGGCGATTCTTATAATCGCTGTAGATGCGCCAGCTGCTGGGAATACAATAGTAAAGTCTCCAGCGGTAGATGTTTTATCTCCACCAAAGTCAATTGTTGCTACAGATTTGCTGCTATCACTTGAGTTGTAAATCATGCAACCTCTAGCAGTAATAGTAGCTGTACCAAAAGTTAAATCAGCAAAATCAGTAAAAGCTGTAGTACCAGCAGTAGTAGGTGCAACTTTAGTTAAGGTTGCTCCACCTGAAGAATAGTTAGTACCAGATGCTTGACCTGTAGTGGTGAAAGAAGTTGTGGTAGCTCCTAAAGTAGCTGATGAAGTATACAAGGCTAATTTAAAAGCATCTCCATTAGTAGCAAAATTATGATTGCCAAGAAGAAGTTCTTTTTTAAAGCTTGTTGTAAGTGTTGATGTAATTGCCATAATTATAGTTTCCTAATTAAATCAGCAGATTCTTTAAAGCCTGCTTTATCTAATTGATTATTTATTGTAATCCTATCAGATTTTATAGCATTTTGCATATATTCTTCAATAAGTTTTTCTATATTATCTTTGAAGGTTTTGACTTGATATTTTATCTCTTGAGGAGTGTCATCTTCTGTTTGTATCATTTTTTCTACACACAACTTTGCCCAAAAACTAGGTGGATGTCCGCCTTCGTCTGTTGTATAAACTTCTATAATTCCCAGTTCGGGTCCAGCTTTATAACTCATTACCATTTGTTAGGCTCTCCTACTTTATTTTTTTTAAGGTGGGTATCATTCCTGTCAACTAAAACAGGCTCTTGTTCTCTTTTAAATTGTTGCAGCTGACTTCTTTTTTTAGCAATCAAGACTCCTTTCTCATCTGTAATAACAACCAAAGGATCTTCTAAACGATGATAGCCATAAAGTTTTTCATCAGCTGGGACTGCTGTATCAAGCAATCCACTCGTATGAGCAACCTCAATCTCAATACCGTTGAACATTGCTTTACTTAACCAAAATTCTACACAAGCTCTGCCTGCTTCAGCAAAATGCAAATTGCCTTTATAACTAAAATCAATTCCAAACATTTTTATTTTTGCAACTTTATTCCACAAGGCAAAGGCTACTGCATAAGCAACGGTATTGTTTATATAATGAGATCCGCATCCAGCCAGCACTTCATCTATTGGATACTCTACTAAACCAGGACAACGATCATCTAATTGACATGTATAAACTGGCCCTTGGTGTTCAGTAAGAAGTTTAGACATACTATCAGTTTGACCACCAGCATCATCGGTATCTAAAAATCTAGATGGTGGGTCCATCATAAATACTCTGTCATGAAATATAACAGATGCTACTGCATTGATAGCCCATACCTCATCAAAGTGTGAGCCATGTGATTTTGCTAAGTTATAGTCAAACCAACTTTTGCCCATTCCGACAATAGCTACGGTTTTACCTTCAAGTTTCTTGATTGGTTTCATATCTTCTCCTTTTTTAAAAACTAAGTAATTTGCGTTCTTAACGAATCATATCTGTATTCGTCTCTTCTTCCTCTTGCTTCAGCTTTATTTTTTAATCTTGCCATTTCTTGTTGAAATCTATCTTCATAGAGTTTCATCATATCGGCATCGCCTTTCATAAAAATATAAGCTTCAACCAAACATCCATATAATAACCCATTTCTTGCATGTTCTGACATCCAAGTCCCAGTTGTATCTGTTACCAAAGAAGTTGGTTTGTATAAATAGTGTAATTCTGTTGAATAGCTTTGATCTGGTACTGGGGATAATATCAGAGTTGATTCTTTAAGACCTGTATTTAACTCTTTATCAAAATCTCCATAATATAAAGGCCTGCCCCTTTCTGAAGTTGCAGTAGGGTCTGGAGCATACTCTTGCATAAAGCTTGGATGTTTTTTATCTAAAAAATGATAATCTCCATTTCCATCTATTACCGCTAAAGAAAAACTTAATTCAAAATCTGTTGGAGCAGTTAAAAATCTAGAGCCAGCAGTCATAGATCCTTGTACATTTTTTCTAAAATAATCAAATTGAACTAGCTCAAATATTCTTTCTTCCGCGTTTTGAATAATATTGTCTAAATTGTTTACAAAAGTTGTTTCTGAATTTTCAACGAAATCTTGAACAAGTGTTTTTAGCTCTGATAATGTTAAAGGACTACTCATGATGTTGTAATTGTAACCTCTCCAACATCACCTGTCATTTCAGAAACTGTAAAATTTGTTCCTATAATGTCTGAGTTCATATAGTGAGGTGTATAAATATCTGTATAAACAACCACAACATAGCCTTCACCAACCTCTTTGTCTGTATCTGGTCTTGGTTGATAAAGTGCTTGAGGATCAGCTGGGGCTGTATGCGGTTCTAATTGAGGGTGTTTTGGCTCAAAACATTCAGGACAAACTTTAAAACCAGTCCATTCTTTTTTTAAATCTAGCAAAGGATATTCAAACGCGCATCTGTCGCATAAACCTACTGCAAATTTACCTGAAGCGTAAGACATTTTACCTCAAACTATTAAAAGGCCTAATTCTAAATGATGCTTTATCCTCATCAGTAGACATAGCCCTATCAAATTCTTCTTCGTATAATTGTTTTAGCAGTTGAGCTTTTTCTGGCGCTCTTTTAATTGCAATATAATATGCAAGACCTGCTGCAAAACAAGGATAAAACCTAAATGGCATATCCATTGTATTAGTTCCAGCGTCGGCATCATCCATTCTTACCATTTTGTTAAAAACTAAAATGTCTGTTGAGTTTTCTGGCGTAGGCCAAACTTTTAAAACAGGTGCATTCAGCTTGTCCAAAAACCATTGAGAAGGCATGCTTTGAGTTGTTTTGTTAGGAATGTTTAAATAAGAACTTCTGCTTAATCTTTCTATAGAAATATCAGTTTGCTCTCCATTTGTTGTACGTCTTAAAACAACATCTAGAATATCAATTACGTTAGAGTTTAAAGTATATTCAGCCGTTCCTTTAGTAACAGTTTGAGTATCTTGCTCTATTGTCCATTGGTTTAGACCTCTGTTAGCCCATTCAGCAAGCATTAAGTTAATAGATCTTCTAGCGGTTTTTAAATCATAACCAGTTCTAAGTTCTAGGCCGCATCTTTCAAATGCTTCCTCTACGAACTCAGCTACGTTTGGTTCAAA